CACCATTGACTATATGGAAAGCTACCGTGAGTTGGAGGAGTATGCAAACGACGCACCGACCTACCATGAGACGGACTTAGGGTGGGTGTGGTCGCATGGTTGCGAACGTTTTGGGGGTTTTTACATCACGGAGGCCAACGCTGTCCTTGGGGCGGCCGTGCATCTTATGACGTGCGAGGCTTAGTTCCCGGAGACGTTTTTCAGTGCTAGCGAGCCTCCAGTGACAGCGAGAATCGCTGCCGCGAGTTGGAGGCCCAGTTGGGCGACACCCTCTGTTACCATCCCTCCTGCTGCTAACAGGGGAGCTGTAGCGACAACAATGGAGTATATATAGACGCGGGTGGAGCGTTTCAGGAAAGGGTGCGGTTCTTTGCTCATAGGGTGCTCCTTGATAAGGCAACCTGCACCATGGTGACCACAATAGCGGTCATTGCTGCGGTCAGAGTTGCGGTGAATATGTTATGGATCCACGAAGATTTGGCTTGTGCCTGCTCCAGGAGACGGATCCTGAGCGGGTGGTCCTTCGTGAGCTCTAAGGTTGTCTCCACTCGCGCTAACGACTCCTGGACGGCGCTGAGTGCTTTGGCGATGTCGCGTTCATTTTGCTCCACTGTAAGCCCCGGCGTTGAGAGCGTTCTGGAGGACCGTCATCGTAATACGTCCCCAGTCGCCGTCAGGCTTCACCCGGAGGGCTCGCTGGACACCCTTACGGGTGTTCTCGTCGAGCACGCCAGGCTTGAGGACAGGCTGGGGGACGTTGTAGACATAGTCCGCGCGGAGGCTCGAGATCGACTTCTGGATCCCGAGGATGCTTTTGGGACCAATGTCGCCGTCGATCTGGCCGGAGTAGAAACCGCGCTCGGTAAGAAACACTTGCCAGGCCTTCTTAGTCTGCTTGTCATAACGGCCCGTAACGCGGACCTTCTGCTTGGTCTTAGTAAGGTAGGGCATAGGGTCGACTCGCTTCCAGTTGAGGATTGTCTCGAAGTGGCAGTGTGGTCCAGTAGACGCGCCAGTGGAGCCTACGGTCCCCACCTGTTGCGATGCCATGACTCGGTCCCCTACCTTGAGCGGGGAGCGGTAAGCCATATGAGCGTAGAGGGTTTGGAGGCCTCCGCCATGACTGATATAGATATAGTGGCCGTAGCCTCGAGTTTTGTGTCCCCAGTAGCCGATTTTTCGGACCACTCCGTTGTAGGCTGCCAGAATAGGCCCGGTGTTAGCAAAATCGATACCTTTGTGTAGCTGGTAACGTTTGCGGATTTTGTGCCACCTCATGCCGAAGGGGCTGCCGATGACGGGGGACTCCACCGGATAGTTGAGGTCTATCATTTTGAGAGTCCGAAGGCGACCGCTACTTCTTCGACGGTGAGGCCTAACGCTTTCAGCTTGTCAATCGTAGAGGCTTTAGCATCAAGTCTCGATTGAGCCTCTGCCGCTATCTCAGCCTGTACACTCGCCCACACTTTACGGAGTGCCGCCTCGGTCGGTTTTGGAGTATCAGATAGCCAGGTTAACCCGGCATAATCGTCACCGTTGAGAATCCACTCGCTCCCTGCATACTTGCTAGAAAGAATCCTCGGAATATCCATTAGCCAGCCACCTCCTTTAAGGTTATAGTCGAGACGCCGCGAGCTCTGCCTGCCGCGTCTTGGTCGGGGACACTCCTATTTATATACGCAGTCACAGCACCACCCACCAGCATTCGCACTTTGTAAGTAAAACTAGACGTTGTTGCCGGTGAGTGAACGAAGGTATAGCTGACGGTCTGCGCCCCGTACTGCATATTCCCGTCAATAAAAGAGCCCATAAACGCTGGGGTACGCAACCCCGGTGATGCTGGGAGAATCAAATTGTTGTTACTACCGTCCGCGACGGTGAGCGCGGTCATACTCCCGCCGGTACTCTCCGCCCACATAACGCTTACCGTAACCTCGACTCTTGAATCTGTGGAGGCAGGTGTTATGGAGGCTGCCAGCCCGGTCACATCTGCAAATGAAGTGCTAGTTGTTGAAAACGTATCCGTCTTAGCCGTAGATACAACCTGCAACACGCCGCCCAGTGTCGAGATCGCGGTCGACACGGATCCCATACCAAGGTTGAGAAGATCCGAGGCTAGCGCCTCGCTGTCATCCTCTCCGAATTGCCAGATACCGTTAGAATCGAGTCCTCCTGGTCCGATGGGCATCCTAGGCCTCCAATGCTGTGACGCGGTTAGTTAGGTCGATAATGATTGCTTCGAGCTCGTCAATGCCAAGGTTAGTTCTCGCTTGTGCCGGGGTGGTCGCGCCGGTGCCACCCTTGTCGACTGCTATTACAGGCAGGCGTGAGGTGGCGAATATTCCGGAGGTGATTTGCGATGCGGATCGTGTGCCGGAAGTAATGTCTTCGGCGAGGAGGTCGCGCGACGTGTTGATCTCTGCGTAGCCGTTGCGAATCGGTGCGGTGCCTGCGACGACCGGGAAACCGATTGCAACGGCTGCGTCCCCTGCGGTCATCGTGTCCCCCTCATTCTGTGTCCCCAAAAGTATCCCACGAAACGCTGGCGGGGATCTGATCCCACTCAATGCCGGTCGCTATCAGGTCGAGAGCTGCCGTGATCACAGCGACATTGTCGCCCGGTATCGCGGTCAAGTCTGCGACGGATCCTCCCCCGATTTCTGTCAGGTTTGCAACCGTGAAGTGTTCGAGTAATGGCGAAAGCCAGGTCTGGACCAAGCTCGTCGTGATGTTGCGAGAAACGACAGACATTAGCGCGGCAGGGAGGGTCCACTCGACCGACACCAGAAACCCGTTTTGGTCGAACCCGATCGGCGGGGTTATCGTTACGGGTTGGCCAGGGGTTGCCGTGTAGGCGGAAACGGCGTCGACATCGATAACTCGGCCGCGGCCTGTCATCCGGTCCAGGATGCCCTGCGCTGCGCCTGGTCCAGGGAAGACGGTGTCATCGTGCCTTAGGACTGACACAGATCGGGGAATTGTGGCACCGGCAAAGTCGTAAGCGACCTCGGGGACGTTGAGGGCGTTCGTCCATCGGTACTCGACGACGACAGCATCGAAGAAGACGTCCGGGTTATACGCCATCGTGTCCGTGTGGGAGAGCATCGAGTTGGTGGGGCTGATATTGAGGGCGCCGTTGCTCACGGTTTGCCGTGGGGTCAGATACCATCGGCGGTTCTCATCGGCCCACACTCTCAGCGACGCCGCCTCGAGAAAGTCATCCAGATAGTCCCATGCTCTAACGCCTGGATCCCAGAGCGTCGCTGGTTGCTCCGCTACGGTCCCCGTGGAGCCTCCGGGCTCTAGGGTCGCCCCGTAACGATTGAGGACCGCCTGAACGATTGTGGGAATGCTTTGACTCCCTGGATCTAATGATGCGCCGGCTATAAGAGCATCGTTGATCATCAGAGACTCATCAGAGCTCGCCCGTATGGTGAGTTTGCGGTCGTTAGTGTCCAAAACTCTCTCGGTAATGTAGAGGTTAAAGGTTCTCGCTTGAGAGGCTCGTGCCCTGGCGTTCCATGAACCGAATAGACGGTTTGTAATTGAGGACGGTGTTACGCCTCCGAAGTCTGTAATGGTCGCAACTGAGCCTCCACCGACGGCGGACAGTGTTGCCAGACTCCATAAAATTCCAAAATCGCGGCGAATCTCCCCCGAAAGTCGTAAAGATTGCCCTGTAATATCCAATAAGTCGATTTCTACGGCCGTAGGAAACTCTGCCGTAAGGCTCATCTCTGCGTAGGGCGCTCGTGCCTCGTCAAGGCTAAACGTCGCTTCGAGCACGTCGAGAGTGATCCCTAACGGTTCGACAATCGCGGTGATGCTGTGCCGGTCGACGACGGTCGCCACTAGATAATTTCCCGATATTCCATGTCGACAATCCAGTGATTGCGGTCGTCGGTGAGCTCCAGTGCCATTCTGCCGTCCCTCGCAAAGCGCATACCCACCTGGGGGATATCTGTGTCCGCGAACTCGTAGGGGACGCCCTGGGCGAGTGCTGCGAAAGCGTCGACAGCGTCAGCCCTAGCGCTAAAA